GAGATGTCTTAGGGTCTCGTGGGCTCGGAGATGTGTATAAGAGACAGGAATAGCAATAGGAATTTTGAGAAAAGTAAGAACAGAATACGGCAAGAGCATAAGAAAAAAGTACGAATCGGGAGAAATAAAAATAAGTCGACATAAGTTTATTGCTTATGAAATAAGGGAAGATGGAATAAGTAACACAATTTCGACGGTAACAAAAGATAATATGATTACTGTCTTTGCAGGACTATCAAAAAAAGAAAACGGAATGTATATCGAAATGCCAGGAGGCTTCTATGCTTACTGCGTGTGGCATGAAAAATATCAATGTTACATAGCAATCAGAAAGCTGACTCCAAAAGAATGCTTTAGACTACAAGGGTGGACGGATGATTATTTTGAGAAGGCTAAGTTTGTAAATTCGGACAGTCAACTTTACAAACAGGCTGGAAATGGAGTTACGGTAAATGTTGTAAGAGCAATTGGAGATAAAATGACGATACGGAGGAATGGCTAATGACGAAAACAGAAGAAACATGGATGGACGGGATCACAACGGAAACGATGGAACATATCTGCGACAACCTGTGCAAGTATCCAGATCAGCTAAGTGAAATGGAACTGGAAGATAAATGCGCAGAGTGCAAGATGGGACGGTTTGTGTGCGATATATTGAACCAATATAACAATTGCGCAAAGCTGCTGGAGCAGATGCAGGAACTGAAAGAGCGAGATACGGCGAAGAAGCCGAAAAAATACGGAGTGACAGACAGCCAAGGTGTATTCCATCCATTTGTTGGAGTTGATGGAGTACCGTATGACTTATGTCCGAATTGTGATAGTAATTTATGTACAACTGGTATGTTTGGAAGAAGCAAAAAAAGAATGAAGTATTGTGAGAAGTGCGGCCAGAGATTAGATTGGAGTGAGTAACATGGAAGAATTAAAGAAATGCCCGTTTTGTGGCGGAGAAGCAATGCTGAAAATCAATTACGGATTTGATGAAAAGGTTATTTCGTCTTTTGTGTACTGCGAAGAATGCGGAGTCGCAACGCGAAGATGTACTTTAGAAACAACTGCTATAGGGAAATGGAACAGGAGGGTGAAATAGCTATGATGGGAAAATGTAAATTAACAAGTATATGCGGACACGATTATTGCTGCATAGAATGTCCGGACAACGATATTTGTAATATACAGTGTGCAGATAAGGACATGTATGAGTATTGTGCGGAGTGTCCGGAATATGAGGAGGTGGAGTGATGATTTTATTTTGCCCTGATTTAGTCGGAAAAGAAGAGGTAAAAGCAATGCTTATTGGGAATGGAGATTTTATCAGACCAGTGTTGCATCCGTGCATTAAAGAGAAATGCATAGCGTACAAGGATGGAAAGTGCCTGAAATACGACAATGAAGTGGAGGTAAAAGATGAATAGAGAAATCCTTTTTAAAGCAAAGAGAAAAGATTGGGAAGAGCTCCCAAAAGATCAGTGGTGGGTGGAAGGTGATTTGTTGCACATGAGGTATGGTGATATAGTTCTGATAAACAATTTCGAAGACCAATTATTTAGATGTGACGGTAATATGGTCTGCCAGTTCACAGGATTACATGACAATACAAAATGGAGAGATCTTACCGAAGCAGAAAAAGAATCATTTCTTTCCGATTGGAATTATAGAAAAGACAGAAAAAATAAGATTGAAGATTGGAGTGGTCGGAAGATTTGGGAGAATGATATTGTTGAATGTAATAAAAGAAAAGAAGAATGTGGATTATATAAAGTCATTTGGAGAAAAGAGTATGCTGATTTTGGGGTTGTGCCTATAAGCAATACATGCATAGGACAATATCCAATAGGGTTTAGCTACGGAAAGACATTACATGGGAGAGATTATAAATCGGTCGGAAACATTTTTGATAATCCAGAGTTGTTGGAGGTGGAATAATGAAAAAAGAGTGCATAAAATGCAAATATTATAAAAACTACTATAAATCAACAGAATGTTATTGTGAAAAAGGTTATTGCGTTATGGATAAGAAATATAGGAGACGGAGTAAATGAACGTACTAGAGAAGATTTTAGAAGAGATTGAAGAACGTGTGAACATGGTTAAAAACATTCCAGTCAATGAAGATGATGATTTTCTGGATGGTGAGGAATGTTATGAAGCCGGAAGAATACAAGGTCGATATGAAGAGCTAGTATGGTGCAGAAATATAATTCGTTCCCACATGGACGAAGTTCTGGATAATAATGACGGTTGGATCCCGGTGGGAGAGAGGCTGCCGGAGGATGGAAAAGAAGTTTTATGCACAGATGGGAAATACATCTATTTAGTAGAGTATGATGCGGACTTAGACGCAGCGTTCGGAGAAGCGGATGGAATTATAGCATGGCAGCCACTTCCAAAACCATACAAGGAGGAATAACATGGACATTTTAATCACAATCGCATTCCTGGCCATTTACTACATATTGGTGCTGGGAACCGTGATTACTTTAAAGACAGGATTGGAAGAGGATGTAAAACTAGAAGGTGCGGATTACCTGATGGCTGCGGGATTCCCGATACTGTTATTTGTGGTGTTTTTGGATTGGATTGTGCGAAAGATAGTGAGGTAGGAAGATGAAAAAGTTTAAATGGAAAGAATTTAAAAATAAATACAATAAGATTGCGGTGCACTGTAAGACTGAGGAAGAAGCGAAAGACTTCTGCAAGCAGATGCACAAACATAGGATGAAGTGGTGTAACGGAAAAAGTTATTTGAAAAATACAAAATATGATGCGCACAACGAAAGAACATGTTATTACGGTTATGGAGAATATTCATCTTTAGATTTTGCAGAAAAGTACAATTATAAAATCCTGGAATGGAGTGATTACATGCAGAAAGAATTTACCAAGGCAGATCTGAAAGATGGGATGGTAGTGAAACATCGAAATGGTGACAAGAGAATGGTGATAAGCGAAGCATTAATCGGAGAAAATGGATATGCGGATCAAAACTGCTTTCGAGAAGATTTGACACACAGATATTTTAAAGATCTCGATATTGTTGGTGTCTACGCAATCCAAGAATATAACAACTTTGCAGATATGCTTTCGGACTATAACTTAGAACTCATTTGGGAACGCACCGAATCGAAGAAAATGACTGTGGAAGAAATGAAACAGAAGTTGGAAGAGCTGACAGGAGAACAGATCGAGGTGACGGCATGACCAGAGAGAGCATGAAACGTAGAAAGGAGATAGCAGGAGTTATCCGAAAGATTGAAGCGTACACTATGGCAACGAGGAAGCCCTGTGAGACAGCTTTAAAGCAACAGGAGCATAAAGCCTTTGCCTGTGATTTTAAAGGCGGCGAGAGGGCGAATAAGGACGCTGTGGAGTACATAGCAGAGAAATACAACATAAAAGAGCCAATTCCTGGAGGTGATAGAGTTGGACAAGAAAACACTGAAAAAGTATAAGCCAAACAAAGATAGACTTATCCGGATTGAGAACCAGATACAAGAACTCTGTGAACGGGAATCGACTGTTGTCATGGGGAAGGTAACGGGATCCAGCGCAGATTTTCCGTACACCGAAGTGAGAACATCTGTACAAATGTATGATCCTTACGAGGAAGAGAATATAAGACGTCAGATCAGAAGAAAAGAAGCGGACAGGCTGCAGATCCTAAAAGAGCAAAGAGAGATTGAGGAATACATAAATGGGATTGGTGATCCGGAGATTAAGGAGATATTCGAATTATCGTTTATAGAGGGAAAGAAGCAGAGAGAGGTTGCAGATATAATATCCATTGATAGAAGTAGAATATCTCGAAAGGTTAGCACTTATTTAGAAAACGCACACAAAGCACAAAAATAATATGCTATAATTATTCTAGAACGATTGTATATTGTTCTAAAACAATCTTTCCAAACATTCGGAACACCGCCGGACTTCTCCCCTTTCTTGTCTGGCGGTGTTTCTATGCCGTGGTCAGTTGGGACAAGCGGGTTCGATCCCTGCACACGGTTTTGTGATGTGAGTATACAGGCTGCACAGCTGAGGTCTGTTCTGGGAGTGCACACCGGCTTTACATCACAAATGGTACCAAAACGCAGATATCCGCAGATCTGCAAAAACAAACAAAAAATAGATTCAGCGATCTATATTTAGTGTCAGTACCCGATTGCGGATAGGGTAAAGGATGTCAATAAAGGGCATCCTATGGGTGTATAGCTCAGTAGGTAGAGCAATCGGCTGTTAACCGATGTGTCGTAGGTTCGAGTCCTGCTATACCCGTTGTGGACTACTGCAAGGTTTCTCCTTTACTTATATATTTTTGATTGTGTTTTTTGTAGTCGTATTCAAGCGTATTAGCAGTAGTCCTAAATTCTTAGCATCCAGAGATGGATACTTTTATTATGTTTTAAAGGTGGTGGGTCGGATGGCAAAAGGTAAATATCAGGAATGGCTAGAGCCGGAAGGCTTGCTAAAGATAGAGGGATGGGCGAGAGACGGTCTGACGGATGAACAGATTGCAGATAATATCGGGATTTCCAGAAGCACATTAAATAGCTGGAAAGACAAGTATTCGGACATTTCGGACACCCTAAAAAGAGGGAAAGAGGTCGTTGATCGTCAAGTCGAGAATACTCTGTTAAAACGTGCGCTCGGATATGAGTACACGGAAACAACCAGAGAATACATACCGGAACTTGATGAGATGAAAACTACGAAAAAGGTCACAAAGCAAGTAGTACCAGACACAACAGCCCAGATCTTTTGGCTGAAGAACCGGAAACCAGACAAGTGGAGAGATAAGCAGGAATACGAGGACAGAACAGCAATTGAAAAGCTTGATGAAATCTTGAAAGGATTGCATGACAATGCAGCTAAGTAAAAAACAGAATGAATACATCATAAACGCAACTCATAGATGGAATATCAAGTCCGGAGCGGTTCGTTCTGGAAAGTCTTTTGTAGACACTGCTTATATCGTGCCTAAAAGAATCCGAGAGAGAGCTGGACTTCCCGGCTTAAATGTAATCATGGGTGTCTCCAAAGAATCCATAGAGCGAAACGTACTCCAACCGATGAGAGAGATCTATACCAGTGATCTAATCGGGAACATTAACAACCGGAATGTGGCAAGAGTATGCGGAGAGGATGTTTATTGTCTCGGTGCAGAAAAGGTCAGTCAGGTCGCGAAGATACAGGGAGCGTCCATTAAGTACTGTTACGGCGATGAGATAGCAAAATGGAACAAAGAGGTGTTCCAGATGCTTAAATCCCGTCTCGATAAGACGTATTCCTGTTTTGATGGAGCTTGCAACCCGGAGAATCCGACACATTGGCTAAAAGAATTTCTCGACAATAAAAAATTAGATATCTATTTGCAGAGATACACGATTTTCGACAATCCGTTTCTGGCTCCAGATTTCGTGGAGAAGCTCTGCATCGAATATGACGGTACCGTTTATTATGACCGGTTGATTCTTGGTCTATGGAAACGAGCAGAGGGAGCGATTTACCGCAAATTTGCAGATCATCCGAAAGATTTTGTCAAAGAGCCGACTGCATCCGATCTGACAGAGATTGTCATTGGCGTGGACTTTGGTGGTAATAAGTCTGGTCATTCTTTCGTGGCAAGAGGGTATGACCGAGACAATAATGTATACGGATTGAAGAGTATCCGATACATGAATACGGACACGAAAAGGTTTAAAGAGGGAATTGATTCAAACATTCTGAATGATCTTCTTATTCAATTTGTTGATGAGGTGCAAGAAAAGTATGGAAAGGTTGATTTTATTTACTGGGATAACGCGGAGACTACGCTCGGCCATAGTATACGGAATGCCATGATGAAAGCGCATCCGAATGTAATTGTGAGACCGGCTAAGAAAATTAGGATAAAAGACCGGATTGAGTGCGTCTTAAAGCTCATGGGAGCTGGGCGCTTTTTTATTACAGAGGATTGCGAAACATTATCGATAGCATTACAAGAAGCGGTGTGGGATGAAAAAGCATTAAAAGACGATCGTCTGGATGACGGAAGTAGTGATATTGATACACTGGATGCATTTGAGTACACGATAGAACGCGACATTAAAATGCTGACAGAGTGAGGTGCAAGATGTTTAAGTTTATTAACAAGGTTATTACAGGAGTGTTTAACATGATAAGCAGAACCACGATGAAGCAGGTGTTGAGAGAATCTCCTGCAATTACAAGCACAATGGTGCAGAAAATAAATGAATGGAACAGCATGCTCTCTGGGAATGCAGACTGGTGCAAGGATTATGTGAAGTCCCTGAGGATTGAACAGGGGATATGTAGAGAGTTTGCAGATGTTGTGCTGTCGGAAATGGAAATAAAAATATCGAACGATAAGCTCTTAAAACTGTTTGAGAAAACCACAGAGAGCCTGAATGAGAATCTACAGGACGGTCTTGGACTTGGTTCGTTCTGCCTAAAACCCCTTGGAAATGAACAGGCAGAGTTCGTGACAGCAGATAAGTTCATCCCGGTGAGCTTTGGAAATGATGAGAAGCCGAACGATATAGTCTTTCTGGACTTCCGAGACATAGACGATGCAAAGTATTATGTTCGCCTGGAGCGGCACAGTATCAAAAACGGATTCCTCGAGATCACAAACGAAGCCTATTGCTCATCCACAAGATATGGATTTGACCGGAAAATCTCTCTGGAAAGCTTAGAAGCATGGGCTGGACTGCCGGAGCATGTAGCGTATCCGGGAGTAAGGGAGATGGATTTTGGGTACTACAGAAATCCGATAAAAAACAGGGTTGACGACACGCCATGCGGTGTGTCTATTTTTGATTCCGCGATCAACCTTATTGAGAGAGCTGATGTGCAGGGAGCAAGGATAGACTGGGAATTTGAATCCGGAGAGAGGGCAATCCACGTGGACGCTGCAGCCATTAAGAGAGAGCCAGATGGACGGAATGGAGTATCTAAGCTAAGCAAGCGCTTATATGTTGGAATCGACAGCGAGGAAGGGTTTTACAAAGAGTTCTCGCCGGAATTCCGGGAAGAGAATCTAATAAACGGTCTAGATAACTACCTCAGACAGATCGAGCTTGTAGTCGGACTTGCATTCGGAGATTTAAGCAATCCGCAGAGCATCGACAAGACAGCCACAGAAGTAAAAGTATCCAAAAACCGGAAGTACAACCGAGTAAAGGCGATTCAAGATAATTTAAGGGACTGCTTAGAGGATTTTGTAAGAGGTATGGCGTTCCACGAGGGGATGCTTCATTCCGGATATGAGTTTATCTGCAGTTTTAAAGATTCGATCCTGACAGACGAGGAAACGGACAGACAACTGATGCTAAATGAGATAGCAGCCGGAATCAGATCACACTGGGAGTACAGGGTTCGATTCCTCGGGGAGGATGAAGAAACTGCAAAAGCGAATGTGCCGGATCAAGGTGGAGTAATGGAGTGATAGGTAATGGATAAGCCAGATGTCGTAAAAACGTCTCTCAGAATGGAATCTATCTGGATGGATGCTGAGAACCGGATCATACAGGATATCGTTCGCAGGATACGCAAGACCGGAAAGATCACATCCACTGCAGATTACCAGATTAACAGACTGGTAGAGATGGGGAAGAGCACCGAAGAGGTGGAAAAAATCCTAAAAGATGCTCTGAAAGCTACGTACCCGGAGATGTTTAAACTTTATGACGATATAGCAGAGTGGCAGTACGTGCGAGATAAAAGCATATATGAGCAGGTTAATAGAGAATTTATACCAGCAGAGGAAAATGAACAGCTCAAGCAGGTGTCACAGGCTGTCAGAAAGCAGACACAGGACGAGTTGCATAACCTTGCAAGGTCTTATGGATTCTCGGTCTTAATGGGTAATCGTCGCGTATTTATGCCGTTTTCGGAGTATTACCAGCGATATGTCGATATGGCAATCACAGACGTGATAAGCGGTGCCTTTGATTACAACACGGTCATCCGTAGAGTTGTCACACAGATGACGAACAGTGGGTTAAGAACCGTGGACTACGCTACAGGATACAGCAACAGAGTACATGTGGCAGTGCGAAGAAGCGTATTGACTGGAGTATCGCAGATCACAGGAGAAATGAACAGGATCAATGCTGACAAGCTTGGCACGAATTATTACGAGGTAGACTGGCATCCAGGAGCCAGACCGGAACACCGCAAGTGGCAAGGAAAAGTGTACAGCAAAGAAGAACTGGTGTCTGTATGCGGTCTTGGAACTGCTACTGGTCTACAAGGAGCTAACTGCTACCATGACTATTACCCATTTGTAAAAGGCGTGTCTGAGCGGCAGTGGTCGGACGAATGGCTAAGAAAGCAGAATGCCATAGAAAGCAAGATAAAGCGGTGGCAAGGAAAAGAGCTGGATGTCTATGGAATCACACAGCAACAGCGAAGAATGGAAACCGCAATGAGAGCGCAGCGGTCTAAAATCGTGGCACTAAAGACTGCCAGAGCGGATGCGGATCAGATCTTAAACATGCGAGTGAAATACAGAGCACAGCTGTACGAGTACACCAAATTCTGCCGGCAAATGGGCGTAGAGCAACAAAGAGAACGGATATACATGGATATGTTAGGGAGAGTCGCATAGGCGGCTCTTTTATTTTGTCCTGCCAAATGACGAGAAACTGGGTACTTACTTGAGACATGTGGTGCGACCACGAGAAAAAGCGAAGCGAAAGGAAGATGAAGCATGAAAAGAGAGTTTTTAGAAGAAATGGGATTGGAAAAAGAACAGATTGACAAGATTCTGGATGCCAATTCCGCAGATGTCGGAAAAGCAAGAAGAGATTACGACAACATCAAATCTGAGCTTGATACGACAAAACAGCAGCTTGCAGACGCAAACACGGCTATCGAGGGGTTCGGAGATTACGAAGAAATTAAAGGACAGGTGGCTGATTACAAGCAGAAGTATGAAGCATCAGAGGCAGAGAAAGTGCAGATCAAACAGGATTATGAGTTTAATGGAAAACTTGAATCCGCAGCGAAAAAGCATGGTGCGAGAGCGTTAAAAGCAGTGCTCCCGTTTCTGAAAACAGATGATCTAAAAGCGTCTAAAAATCAAGATACAGACATCGAGAACGCTTTTAAAGAGCTGAAAGAGAACGAAGAAAGCAAGTTTCTATTTGCAGACGATGAACCAATTAAGAATCCGGTTCTTGGCGGCGGAGCAGAGAAACCGGGTGCTTTTGATGCGGTAGCAGCTGCTATGGGACTCACAGAAAAAGATTTTAAATGATAAGGAGATAAGATATGGCAAATTCAATTACGCTTAGAAAACAGTATTCCACAATGCTCGACCTCGTGTACAAGAAAAGCTCACTCACATCCGTTTTGGATGGTCCGAGTGATCTGATCCGCGAGGGAGCAAACGCGAATGAGATTTTAATTCCAAAAATGTCCATGCAGGGACTTGCAAATTATGACAAGTCTGCTGGATATGTAAATGGTGATGTAACTCTCGATTACGAGACTGTTAAATGTACCTATGACAGAGGACGTAAATTTAACGTTGATGCTATGGATAACATCGAGAGTGCTGGTGTTGCATTCGGACGTCTGGCTGGAGAATTTATCCGTACACAGGTAGTTCCAGAGCTGGACGCATGGAGATTTTCACAGTACGCACAGATTTCCGGTATTACATCTGCAAACGGCGCACTTGCAGATGGCAAAGCCACTCTCGCAGCATTAAGAGCAGCGAGAAACGCGATCGAAGATGCAGAGGGAGATGTATCTACATGCTATCTGTTTATTAACCCGGCTCTTGTAGGCATGGTTGAAGATCTGGATACGACAGCATCTAAGAGAGCACTGGATGGATGGGCTGGCATTATTAGAGTTCCATCCGCAAGATTCTACACAAAAATCGATCTGACCGCAAACGGTGCCGGTGGTTTTGCGAAGAACACACAGGGTAAAGCGATTAACTTTATGGCGATTGACAGAAACGCTGCTATCCAGTACCAGAAACACACTGTTCCGAAGATTATTTCTCCGGATCAGAACCAGTCTGCTGATGCTTATATGTACGCATACAGAACGGTTGGAATGTGCGATGCATACGAAAACAAGCTGAAAGGAATCTACTGCCACCACGTGGGGGAATAATTCCCTCTGACGATGTAGCCTTAGTTGGCAGAGGGAAAGTAGGCAAGGCAAAAGTAGGTAAAGCAAAATAGTATAATGGAGGTATTCAAAATGGCATACGAACCAACTACATGGAATAATGATGACGTTATTACAGCGGAGAAACTGAATAAGTTAGAGCAGGGCGTGAAGAATGAGCAGGTTGGACCAGCAGGGCCAGCAGGGCCAGCAGGGCCAGCAGGCCCAAAAGGCGATCCGGGTGCGCAGGGACCTGCGGGACCAAGTTACACTCTTCCAGCAGCAAGCAAAACAACACTGGGCGGTGTGAAACAGGCTGCGCTTGTAGCAGAAGCGGCAGGAGAGAATGTGGCAAAGGCAGAATTCAAAGCACTTCTTGACGCATTAAAGGCAGCCGGACAGATGGCAAGAGAGTAAAAGGAGCACCTATGTTAGTAGACTACAGTTACTACATTGAGGATTTCGGGGGAGAGAAAATCTCCTCTGAGTCCGATTTTAAAAGAATCAGAAATTTGGCAGAAACGCATCTTTGCAACTTTACGTTTAACAGAATTAAAAATGATGTAGAGAATGAGCATTTGATTAAATCGTGTATTTGTGAAATGTGCGATACAATCTATGACATGACCTTAAAAGACGGCGGGAAAGTTAAAAAGTCCGAAAATACAGACGGGTACTCTGTGTCTTATGTAACAGAGCGTATTGACGGACAGGACACAGAAAAAGCGCTTGAGAATAAGCTGTACCGGATTGCGAAAGTCTATCTCGGTAATACTGGCTTACTGTATCGCGGAGTATGCTAATAAATTCAGACGCCACCCTGTACAGCCGGAAGTATAACCCGTCTACTCGGCTGGATGAGTGGGAACGAACCTACATCCCGGAAGTGTGGTGGTACAAAAACGAAAAGTCGCAGATCACGACAGATGGATTAAAGCAAGCAGACACCTACACCGTCAGAATCCCGGACACGAGCGTGGCTGTCAAAAAAGATGATTATCTTGTAAAAGGAGATTGTAAGGTTGACATGCAGACCATCAAGGATTTGGATGGGCTGGATAAGACCAGAGTCACATCTGCAAACTACAATACTTTTGGCGGCAATCCGCATATTAAGGTGGTGGGAATATAATGGCAAAAGGAAAGAAAAAATTCCAGATTGAGACGCCGAGAGGTAAGATATCAACTTACACGATTTCCAAGGGAAATTTGAAAGGAAGGACAATAGCGAGACTCGACTGGAATCCGAACTTTAGACCGAATATGGAATCCGGTTTCGCAAACGCACAGGAGTTTGTTGATTCTGAGTGCATCCGGCGCATGAAACCGGAGACTCCAAGACGGACAGGTGCACTGGATAAGTCAGCGACTCTTGGCAGCGTGATCGGCAGTGGTGAGATCAACCAGATTGCGCCTTATGCACGTAGACATTATTACGAGCATAAGGAAAAATCACGATGGTTTGAGCGCATGAAGAACCGGCACAAGGACTCCATATTGAAAGGAGCAGCGAACTATGTCAAATCTCACTGACAGTGTCAGATCGTACATCCTCATGTGCCCGTTTTTAAGTGATGGGCGTGTAAATGTGGACTATATCGGAACAGATATGGGATATTCAATCGACCCTCTTCCGTGTGATCCAATTATCCAGAGATATATGGATGGTGGAGCAAAAAAGCAGTTCCAGTTTGCATTTACAAGCCAAGAGGAATACGATCAGGACGCAAGGATAAATATTGAGAACAGCGGATTCTTCCAAAGTTTTGAGGAATGGCTGGAACAGCAGAGTTTTAATGGGAATCTGCCGGAACTCGGAGAAAAGAAGAATCCAATATCAATCGAAACTTTAAACAGCGGCTACCTGTATGATATGAACGGAGAAAATGCCAAGTATCGCATAGAGTGCCGCTTAATTTATGCACAGGAGGTATAAATATGGCAGAGAAAAAGTCTGAATTAGTTGGACGCCACAAACGGGTGGCATACATGAACACGGACGCTACTGGAAGCTCACCAAAATTCGAACGCATGACGAATTTTACAACCATGACAAACGGAAAAAACCCGAAAGAGTATTCCAGACAGTACGTGGATGAGATCGCGGAGCGTGCAGACGTTGTGGGGTACGCGCCGGCAATTGAATATTCGTTTGACCGGTACACAAACAACCCGGTACACGAAAAAATCGCAACAATCCACGATGGTGAAAAACTTGGAGATGACGCACATGTAGAGGTTGTAGTTGTCGATTTCTTCAAGAAAAGTGACAAGGGCGATAAGTGTTACGCTACAAAAAGAACCTATGCGGTTATCCCGGATTCGGACGGAGACGGAACGGATGCGCTTGTGTATAGCGGATCTCTTAAATCTGTGTCCGACATCGAGGAAGGATACGTTACAGAAACTGATTTTACAAGCAAGACGGTTACTTACACAAAAGGTGATTACGCAGAAACTTAATGAAAGAAAAGGAGAGTGAGCCAATGAGCCAGTGGAAATGGAATGACGTAGAGCTTGAAATCGATATGGACGATGTAGAGTTTTTGGAAAGGTATGAAAAGGTATTTGAAAACATCGAGCCGAGGGAGAAGAATCTTGAAAAGGTTGGAAAAATATCTGAAATAACCAGAGAATATTGTTTGCTGTTTTATGATATTTTTGACGGAATTTTCGGAGAAGGTACTTCTGAAAAACTTTTTGATGGGAAAATGAATTTGAGAGTTTGCGAAGAGTGCTATGATTCGTTCATTGCTGTATGTGAAAAAGAAATCAATGCCGTAAACAAAAGAAGAAATTCTGTTGTTAGCAAATATGCTCCGAATAGAGCTCAGAGACGTGCAAAGAAATAACATGAATTTTTTCTATGAAGAGTTACCAAACACGGTAAATGTGAAAGGTGAAAACATCAAGATCATTACGGATTTCCGTGAATACATCAGACTTTTGGATATGTTAAAAGACCAAGAGCTTGATGCTCTTCAAAAATTTGCAATCATACAGCAGTATTTTCTTGATGACATAGTCGCAGACGAAGAAGCTATAAGTGCATTGTCCTGCTTTATAACGATGGATGCAAATTGCGTAGAGGCTGCGGAGACAGGTGATTGTGGGAGACCGCAAGAAAAGCCGAAGAAAAATTTGTTCTCGTACTCCATTGATTATCCATATATATTATCCGGCTTTCTCAGAGATTATGGGATTGATTTAATCGACATTAAATATATGCACTGGTGGAAATTCCGGATGCTTTTCGATGGTCTGTCTGACGATACGGAAATCAAGCAGCGAATAATGTACCGCAGCGTTGATTTATCGGAAATCAAAGACAAAGAAGAGAGAAAACGAATTAAAAAGATCCAGAAATCAATTCAATTGCCATCTGAGAGTCTGACGGATTATGATATCGGAAACGCTTTCATGTGAGGTGATGAAGATGGACAAAATAAAGAAACCGCAACTGATAAGAAAGTGGTATAGATGTCCGGTGTGCGGGTGCAAACTCTTGATTTATGATAATACAACTGTCTGTACCAATGTATTTATTAAGTGCCGGACATGTAAAAAAGAAGTAGAGATTAAGATTTAAGCACTTTAAATTGAGCCATTGAGCCTGTGCTATCCATAAAGGAGGGATAGTATGGGTTACGATGGCTCATTAAAATTTAATACAAAAATAAACGAATCTGGATTTAATTCAGGAATTTCCAAACTTGGCAGTGTTGCAAGTGGTGGATTGAAAGTTATTGCCGGATCAGTAGCTGGCGTTGCTGCAGCATTTGGGGCAGTGTCTAAAATGTCTCTTGATTCTGTTGCAAGCTTGGAGCAGAACATAGGCGGTGTTGAGACGCTGTTTAAAGATAGCGCGCAGACAGTGATCGATAACGCGAACAATGCGTATAAGACAGCTGGTGTATCCGCAAATAAGTACATGGAGACTGTGACAAGCTTTTCTGCATCGCTTTTACAGGGGCTTGGGAATAACACCGCGGAAGCCGCTAAAATAGCAGATATGGCAATGGTAGACATGTCTGACAATGCAAATAAATTCGGTTCCAACATGACGGATATCCAAAATGCTTATCAGGGATTCGCGAAGCAGAACTACACAATGTTGGATAACCTGAAGCTTGGATATGGTGGAACACAGGCTGAAATGATCCGCTTGATTAATGATAGCGGCATTTTGAACGAGAAAATAGAAAATCTCGACAATGTGTCATTTGATCAGATCATTCAGGCAATCCACAAGATTCAGGAAAATATGGGTATTGCCGGAACAACAAGCGCAGAAGCATTGACTACCATAGAGGGTTCTGTGCAATCCGCAAAAGCCGCGTTTGACAACTTTTTAAATGGTTCAAGTTCCCCACAGGAGTTGGCAGACGCTGTAAAGGCTGCGGCTGAAAATATAACAAATAATTTGATGCAGATTGTTCCAAGACTTGCAAAAGAACTCCCAGAGGTTGGAAACCTGTTGATGGACAGTCTTTCGCAGTCACTTAACTCTGGAAAACTCGGAGAAATGATGCAGATCGGTGGACAAGTCATTTCCAACATAACAACTGGAATTATACAAGCATTGCCCGGAATTGTAACTGCATCAGCGCAGATTATAAGCTCATTTGCACAAAATATCAGCACCAGCATACCTCAGCTGTTATCATCCGGAATTCAGATCATACAGGCAATAATAAATGGGATGATGCAGGTATTACCGTCTGTTGGCTTGCTTATAACTCAACTTATTACAACTCTATACGAGCAGATAACATCTCAGGGGCCAAGTTTGTTGCAGCAAGGCTATGAATTGTTAAGCAATCTGATTGACGGATTTGTACAGGCAATTCCAGAAGCGTTGCCGAAAGTGCTTGATTTCATACAGGGCATTGGAGAAAAGCTCGCAGAAGCTGCACCAGTGATGATTCAAAAAGGATTTGAGTTGTTGCAGAAATTGGTAGAAGGAATTGTGAGTGCAATACCGATATTGATTGAGCGAGTTCCGGAAATTATTTCGACATTCGCAAACATAATCAATGATAATTTCCCTACAATCCTGATGAAGGGTGCTGAATTACTTGGTCAGTTGGCGCTCGGACTCATTCAGGCAATACCGACTCTGATTGCAAATATTCCACAGATTATAGCAGCTATCGTTGATACATTAATGGCGTTCCAGTGGTTGAATCTTGGTAAAACCATTATAACCGCATTAGGAAACGGAATTAAATCTATGGTTGGTTTCGTCACAGAATGCGGAAAAAGCATATTGAACGGAATCAAATCATCTGTTCAAAATTTGCCAACTTTATTGCGCGATATCGGTCGAACTGCAATGACTGGGTTTTCTAATGTGATACAAACTTCAATCGTTGCAGTAAAAAATGCCGCTTCGAATATTGTAAGTACTATCGTAAGTACAATCTCTTCCATTCCCGGACAGATGGCATCAATCGGAAGCAATATTGTGCAGGGGTTGTGGAACGGAATATCCGACATGACTGGTTGGATTATTGATAAGATTGGAGGATTCGCAAGCAGCGTTGTTTCGTCTATCAAAGACTTCTTCGGAATTCATTCACCGTCCAGAGTTATGCGAGACCAAGTCGGAAAATACCTTGCAATGGGTGTAGGTACTGGGTACGAAAAGTATATGCCGTACAAAGAGATGAAAAAAGTATCCGGTAAGGTGGTGTCGCAGTTGTCCTCATCTGTGAGTGGTGTAACGTTATCAGTGCCGGAAAGCGCTGGAAGCCAAACGTACCAGAAAAGCGTTGGAATTCAAAAAGCCAACAACAACGATGATCTAATCTACGCAGTAGATCGATTATCCAGACTCGCAAACCGGCCGCTTGAAATTATCAATAAAATTGATTCTGTTGAGACGTCCAGAGTACTTGCGACACCAATGGAAAAACAAATAGAAAAGAATTCGAGTTTTCGGAAGATGTTAGGAGGAGACAGAGATTGAGTTTATCTGTAAAATTCAACGATCAGGAACTCGGGCGATACTTGAGTGTATTGTCCGGGTTTTCTCCGTTTAGCGGAGTAAATAGAGAGACAGAACTTCTTGACGGAGCAGAAAGTGCAAAAGGAGAGGATTTTGGCTATATAACATATAAATCAAAGACACTTGAAATGCCATTTGAAATTAAAGGTGATATTTTAGAAAGTTATGATGCGATTCAGAAGATCCTGAACGTCACAGAGCCGAAAAGGCTTGTGTTTGGGAATTATCCGGATCGCTATTTTTATGCTGTTCCTAGCGGTAATTTTGATATAACACAGGTTGCAATGTTTGGGAAAGGCACGATCACATGGCTCATCCCGGATGGGGTAGCATACTCCACTACAGAATTTGCATTTGACGGAGTACAAGAAGACGGCTACCAGACCATCACCATCCAAAACAACGGCACCGAATGGGCGGATGTGGACTACGAGATTACCCACAAGCATGAAAACGGCTTTATCGGACTGGTCAGCCAGTATGGAGTCATACAGCTCGGCAAACAGGAAGAAGCGGACGGAGAGAACTACGAAGCATCCGAAGAACTGTTTAACGGTTATAGTCAGTTTCAAGACGATCACGGTACCTCTTATCAGAATCCGGAAAACACAACACAGGGAACGATCGAAGTCAAGGACGTTGCCGGATACAACGTAATGGCATTAAAAGGTGGACAATCCACATCCGGATACTGGAACGGTGGAATGAAAACACTTACTATCCCGGTGGATAGCGAGGGCAGACGTGGAGCGAAAAACTTTTACTGTTACACGCAGCACTGGTTCGAGACTGGATTGATGGGACAGACGGGAGCGCAGACCATTGCGTTTCTTACAGGAAAAAATGAAGTGATCTGCTCTATGTCCATAAATAAAAGCGATTCTGTTGGTAATACGGCACATGTGGACTGGTTCGCACCACAAAACAAGAAGATCAAGACACTGGATTTCCAGCCGACAGCTTATGAGGGAAACCCATTTAATTTAAAGATGGGTGGCGGGCATAATGATTTCTTAAAAGAGGGTGACCGGCTACGGATTTTTTGGTACGGTCAGTATTATTACTTCACTATCCCGGAAATTAAGGACATGGCGTGTGAGAAGATACAGGTCTGGATCGGGCAGTGGGGAGACCGAAATCTATCAAACCAGTACGTTACACACAACTATTTAAAAAGCATCCGATTCCGGAAAGACAATGTCGATAAGTATAAGGATGTGCCAAACCGGTATCGTGCCGGAGATGTGGTGTCTATAGATGGAGAGAGTACAAAGGTCTATGTAAACGGGATGCCGGCAAAAGGAGATGAGATTAATGGATCCAATTATCCAAAAGTTCCACCGGGGACAACGGAAGTCCAGTTCTGCTATTCTTCCTTTTCATCTCCACCGCCGCATATTAAAGCAAAAATACGGGAGGTATATTTGTAATGGATAACATCAGAATTGCGATTCTAAGCACAAATAACACGCCAGTAGCGTACATGGACAACTGGCATAAAAAGTCCATGCACTACTGGAATGATAAGCTACACGAATACTTACAGGGTACGGCGAATGCTTACACTTTTACGGTAAATGCAAAGCATCCAGACGCACAGCATATCAAAGCTGGGAATAAGGTGGCATTTACTTACAAGGGGAAATCATACTACTTAAACATTGTAAATACCGATAAAACGGAACAGACGATTACTGCTACGGCATGGTCACTGTCGTTTGAGCTTATTAACGAGGATGCTGGAGAATACAAAGCTGGAAAAGCAATGAGCTTTGAAGAGTACCTTACCGTATTTGACGCCGAGAGAACACTAAAATTAGGACTTAACGAGGTATCAGATAAGCGGATCACCAACGAATGGACAGGTACAACGTCCGTATTAAAGAGATTATTCTCCCTGGCTAATGTCTTTTCTGCGGAGATCGAATTTGAGACAGTACTGAACAGAGACTACTCTTTAAAAGAGATTGTCCTAAATGTATATCGGAAACACTCCGATACAGACAGCGGAGTCGGAGAATACCGGAATGACATTGTACTGCGGTACGGGAAAGGAATTACCGGAATTCGAAAAACCACAGATGCCGAGAAGCTTTACACCTGCATCCAGCCGACCGGAAAGGACGGTCTGACAATCAATGGTCTTGACAAGAAAGAATACGATGAGAACGGGAATATCGAGTACTTTACAGACGGCGCAATCATCCGGGCACCACAGGCAAGGGACCGGTTCCCATCCAACATCGTAAATAAGGCTGATGCTTATATCCTGATGCGTAAAGAGTACGATACAGACAGCAAGGACAAGCTCTATAGCATGGCTCTGTCTGATCTTAAAACAGCATCTGAACCGGTGGTGACTTACGAGGTGGACGGATATTTTGACACCAACATCGGGGATACGGTAAGGATGCAGGATCAGGAGTGGACACCAGTCCTTTATCTACAGGCAAGAGTATCAGAACAGATCAGGAGTCTTACCAATCCCAAAACTGCAAAGACGGTATTTACAAACTACAAAGAGCTGACATCGGAAATTTCGGACAGCTTATTACAGAGGATGCAAGACCTTATTAATAAAAATAAGGTTTATACTTGCTCTATCTCAACAAACAATGGCATTATCTTTAAAAATGGCATCGGTAGCACTACTCTGACCGCTTGCGCTTACGATAACGGCGTGGATGTGGCAGACAAGCTACAATTCCGATGGAGCAAGGATGGACATGAGTTTTATGTTGGTAAGAGCGTTACGGTAAATGCTACGGACGTGGATACAAAGGCGGTGTACTCGTTTGAGGCTCTGGAAAATGGGATAAAACGTGGATATTACGAGGTTACGATTACAGATGTAATGGATGGAGAGGATGGAAAAGACGGAAAAACACAGTACACCCACATTGCTTATGCAAACAGCGCAGATGGGTCTAAAGATTTTTCTGTATCCGACAGTAATCGGGAATATATCGGAATGTATGTTGATTTTACGCAAAATGACAGCGCAGACCCGACAAAATATGCATGGACAAAGATCAAAGGCGAAAATGGAAAAGACGGAACAAACTCAAGAAGCTACATCCTGGAAGCGTCCGATACCGCTATTAAAAAAGGTGCAGACGGAGCTTTAACACCATCTAAAATAACATTCCGGTCGTTTTATCGAGATGGAGACAGTGCGACAAGGATACCATATAATGGTAGATTTAAAATCGAAGAGTCAACCAACGGAACATCATACTCCGTGAAATACACCTCATCTGCGAACGAAAGTGCAAAGGAGTATACACCGACTGCAACTGCGAAAATACTCCGTTGCACGCTTTACAGCGCAGACGGGACTATAAATGCTTTGGATACGCAGAGTGTTGTTGTGCTTACGGATGTGGATAATTTGGAGATTGGCGGTAGGAATCTATTATTAGATACAAGAGATTTCGGCTCAAAATCAGTGTGGGTAGGCAACAGACCAAATCCTGTGAAAGATACGGACGGTATGTCATATGTTGGAGTTGTTAATACATGGTCTAAATACTTAAAGCAGAGAATTGATCTACTAGAAGATATTTATACTCTGAGCTTCTACGCAAAGGCAAGCTCAGAAACTACACTGGAAGTCCGAAACGATAACGCTCCAATTAAAATCTTCCATACTGTTAATGTTAATTCGGTTGATTGGAAACGATATTTAGTGTCTGTTGAAGTTGATTACGAACACAATACGGAGCTCATTTTCTTTACAAGGGCTGCGGAGACTATTTATATAAAAGGTATCAAACTCGAAAAAGGGAACAAAGCTACAGACTGGACGCCTGCTCCTGAGGACATAGAAACTTTAGTAGTAACATTGTCCAACGATTCCCAAACAGTAGCAACAGACACAAACGGAAACGGTGGAAACTTTATAGATTGCTCTACAAAAGTGCAGGTTTACAACGGCGCACAGGACGTTTCAAAAGTCGCTACTTACACCGTAACAAAATCTTCCGGAATTGCTGGTACATGGGATTTAAGTACACGTACTTACAAGGTATCCGCTCTATCTACGGATAACGGATGGGTTGACATTAAAGTAACATACAACGGAAATTCTATCACAAGACGGTTTACGGTTTCGAAATCGAAACAGGGCGCGCAGGGAGCAACGGGACCTCAAGGTGATAATGGACCACAAGGGCCTGCGGGGTCATCTGGAAGAGGGATAAAAACTATTACAGAATATTATTTGATTTCTTCCGCAAAAACAGGAATTACAACAGCGTCAAGCGGTTGGAGTACATCAGTTCCGACGATGACAGCAACAAATAAATACTTGTGGAACTATGAAAAATTTACGTTTACAGATAATACGACAGCGACCACTACACCAAAAATAATCGGGATATACGGAGACAAAGGGGCAACTGGTGCAACGGGAACGCAAGGGGCAACTGGAAACGGAATAAAGTCTATCACGAATTATTATCTTGCAACGGCAAGCGGAAGCGGTGTGTCGGCGTCCACATCAGGATGGACTACAACTGTACAAGCAATAACGGCGTCAAAAAAATATCTGTGGAATTATGAAGTTGTTACCTATACAAATGGTAGCACGTATCAATCAGCACCATGTATCATCGGAGTATATGGTGATAAGGGAGCGACAGGTGCTACAGGAGCAACAGGACCAAGTGGCATAATTGTATCTTCTACGGCTCCGTCAAATCCTAAAGTTGGCCAGTTATGGCAGACAGCATCCGGTCAGCCGATCAAGCGGTGGGATGGAAGTAGGTGGGTGATCCATTATATCGCAGTCGAGAATCTGGACGTGCAAACGCTCAGTGCGATCGTTGCCAACCTTGGAACTGTAACAGCCGGACTTATTAAGAGTAAGGGTGGACACTTTTACATAAATGTAGACACCGGAGAGATCGTGTCTAAAAGCAGTGACGGTACAATTTCCGTTTTTGTAAAAAAAGAGAATATTGACATGGTAAGATCGTTTACAGCGTCTAGGTACTGGGGGAGTCGATTAAACTACTCTGGATTAGAATTTTATTCCGGCGGCAGTAGCATGGCAGATGATATCGCGAATGGATCTATGGTATGCTCTATTCGCGGAGATGAGGAGATGCGTGACTTTTCGGTGACAAACATAAATGGAGATAGCATATGGCTTATTAGGACAATTAAGCAGCTTACAAAATCTATCTCTTACGATTCCGGTACCGTGAAAGGTCCATATACAAGTACAAACTCCGCTAATAACATTCGCGTGGAGCTGAAAAGAAGAGGATGTATGGTAACATGCAAGATCACAATGATTGCACAATTTCCGGGAAGTGGCGAATACGGGCCATTCAACGAAGTGAAAATTCCAGTAGGATATCGACCGGTTATGGATTTCTTTGCTCCCTATAGTGAAGTTTCAGGACCTAACATATTTGGAACGGGAAGATACGGCATAGGAAAAGATGGGTGGATCAAGATTTATGTGGAGAATGCCGCATTTACAGAACGTCACGCAACGTTCACGTGGATTACAGATGATTGATTAAAGGAGCGAATATGGAGATTAGAGCAAGACCGTGATGGTCTTATTTTTATACTTTAAAAACCGGAGGGAAAACATGACAGAAAATGAAGTAGAAGTGAAACTTGCAGAGCACGGAAAAGAAATCGGCTCATTAAAGCATCGAATGAAAGAAGCAGAGGACGTTGTGAGCGTGGTACATCAATTAGCACAGGAAATGGTGGGGTTGACCAAAGAGGTCGGCTTTATGAACCAGACGCTGGTGCAGTTAACCGCAAAAGTGACGCATCTGGAGCAGACACCAGCCAAACGGTGGGATGGGGTCGTGACAGCACTGATCGGAGCCGTGATCGGGGCTGTAGTAGCAATGTATTTGTAAAAAGGAGAATGAAGGTTGAAAAAGAATAGTAGAGGATATCCATTCCATTAAGGACATCACAAAAAGACCATCAGATGGTGGTCATTTAAAATTGAATATGTAGCAAAGTTAAGGTCTATTCAGCAGCTGACTTGATTTTATAACCTTGGAACTGTGCCATTAAGATTGCCTGTTCAATTGTAATCTCACGATTGACAGGGAGAACATCACTTTTTCGGTAAAGTTCAGCATTATAGGGTTCCTTATTTTTCAGCATATTGTATAATGCTGTTAGAAGCATTCTTGCTATTGCAATGATTGCTTTCTTGTGACCGCGACGTTTTCTTAAACGAAGATAGCGGTTACGGATTTCAGGATGTTTTTCACTTTTAACCACTGAGTTGGCACATTGAACTAGAAGTGGTTTGATATAACATCCGGCTTTGGAAACCCGGACAGATTTTTTCTTCCCTGCACTTTCATTGTTGGTTGGAGTAAGACCAGCCCATGAGCATAAGTGTTTCGCCGAAGGAAAAGCCTCCATGTTCACACCAATTTCGGAAATGATTCCGATAGCAGTGAATTTATTTTTGAATGATGGAGCAGTTAGGATTAGGTCGAGTTCTTGCTGATAGGGACTGGCGAGCGCAAGGATCAGTTTTTCTAGCTCTGCTTTCCGGGATTCCAAATCTTCAAAGTGCTTTTTGATAACCTTTAATTTACCAGCTTGTTCAGGTGTGATAAAACCGTCAATAGCGAGTTCCAGTTCGGGAAGTTTTTTCTTCATGGAACCATGAATTAAAGATTCAATATCAAAAGAAGTATCATCAGGATTTTCGAGAATCTTATCCAGGATTCTTTGAGAACTTTTACCAAAGGTGTCCGAGACAACGGAAGCCAACTGAATGTTGGAAACCGTGAGACAGTTTTGGAGACGGTTCTTCTCGCTGGACATAAAGCAGGTCAGTTTAAAACGATAGCGCATCAGATCACGAAGCTGTCTGATATCAGCGGGTGGCATAAAGCTACCGGCAACAAGATCATGCTTGAAGAGGTCAGCAATCCATTTGGCATCTTTCTTGTCAGTTTTCTTTCCACGGATAGCCTTAACATATTTAGGATGAGCAAGAACAATGTTGCAATCTTTTTCCAGAACATTGTAAATAGGAATCCAGTATTTACCGGTAGATTCCATGCAGACATCCTTACAATGATTGTCAAGCAGCCACTGTAACAATTCCTTTAACCCTTGTGTGAAGGTTGAGAAACGATGGCGCTTGTAGGTGGTAACACCTTGTTTGTTAGTGGAAGCGATGCAGGCAACAACAAAAGTTTTGTGAACATCAATACCACAACAGATTTGATACACAATTTTTAAAGCCATAGGGACTCCTTTCAGAACCATAGGTTCAATAGATTATAGGGAGTAGACAGCATTGACTGAATGCTTAGGATAAAAACGAGAGTTGTTTTTACAAAGATAAGGTTACGTGCTCAGGGCACACTTATTTGTGCTTGAAAAAGCATTCTACACATATAAAAATACGGTCATCCGATGAACGGACAGCCCACTCACCTCCCCGTGATTTGTAGTATACTGAATATCCCTATGGAACAATTATAAAAAGATAGCTGCAATAAGCCAACGTTTTTTTCATGACGTTTTGTGCCTTGAGCAGCGCGAAAGGAATGGATATAAAAATGAAGAATATTAACTGGATTGTAAGAATTAAAAACAAGGCTTTCTGGGTAGCGCTGATCCCGGCAATCTTACTGTTGATACAGGCAATTGCGGCAGTGTTTGGTCTTACCATCGACCTTGGAGACCTTGGAGATAAGTTATTGACTGTAATCAATGCACTCTTTGCGATTCTGGCGATCCTTGGTGTAGTGGTAGACCCAACAACACCTGGAACAAGAGATTCAGAGAGGGCACTTACATATAAGTAGGTAATTTCAGAGAGCTTGGAAACAGGCTCTCTTTTATTGTGCGACGTCGCACAAGGAGGTGAGAACATGAGTGAACAGAACGAATTTGGCAGAGTATCCGCAGAGGAACTGGAAAAAGTATTTGAGACAGAAGAGCAGGAGGAACAGGAGTAATGAAAATTGGCTTAAGGGGAGGACACTCCCCGAATTGTAAAGGTGCAATCGGTCTGATCGATGAGCAGGCAGAAGTGCGGAAAATCTACAATGAGCTTGCACCGATGTTGCAGGCTGTCGGTCATACTGTGGTTGATTGTAATTCCAACGCATCCAATGTGTCTGGTGAGCTGTCTGACGGCACAAATAAGGCGAATAGTGCGGGGTGCGATATCTATGTCACCTTGCACATGAATGCGGCAGGAGCGGCGTCAGCGGGCGGCACAGAGGTGTGGTTATACGATGCATCTAACCAGACCATGAATACTGTCTCTTATACACATCTGACGCTGCCGACGATACTCCTTG